ATTCACCGCCTGTGTGTTCGCTGTAGGAGTGGGTACAATAGGGCTTGAACTAAACGTTTTAACCCCTGCTATGGTTTGGTTGCCGGTGAGTTTGACTACTACGTTGTCGTTAGCTTTGACGTTAACTAGCGCGTCAGTCTGGGCTTTTGTATAGCCAGTCACTCCCGCTGTTTGTCCTACAATATCCTCAAAGTTTTCCTCAAGATACTCTTTTACGTCTCCCATCAAGACGTTGAGTTGTTCGTCAACCTCCTTGACCTTTGTGTTTTCATTGACCACCGCCGTGGTTGTGAAGTCTGGTGCTGTGTATGCCATTTTTCCTCCTATCCTATTGCTATGTAGTTTACAAAACCGCTAGCTAACTCTTCTTCTTCGGAAAGCTCAAAAGAAGCCATCGCTCCGCCAATCGTGTTTGTTGCTGTTGTGCTTAGAGACGCAGACGGTTTCCTTAAATTCAAAGTTAAAACCCTATTCTTTACACGCACATCAAGCCTTGCTTTGCCGTTAGTTACATTATTTGTTGTTACAAATACAGAAGTTGTCTCTGAAAGCGTGCTTAGTCCTGTGTATGTGAATTTTTTATACCCGACACCCAGATGGTCAATGTTTGTACTGCTAGTTTTTTGCCAAACAACAGTGCTGCCTCTGCTGTACGCTGTTCTGCTGCTGTATGTGGTGCTATTCTCTGAAACAAACTCCATTTCAACTGAGTAGCTGCTACTCACGAGTTCTTCACCGTTTTTTAGCGAGTATGACAGTGTCACGGTTCTTACGTCAGACTCCCCACCAGTCCACCCTTCCCTATGCGTCAACAACTGTATGTCTGGGGCTGAAGCCGTCTCGGTAAAATATACCCAGTCAATAGGCGCGTTAAAAGTGCCTCCCGTGTCCGAAAAGGTAGCTACTATCCTGTAGGTGTGCGTGCTTGGTGTTATTGCCCCTGACGATACAACGACATTGTTTTGCGTAAGGTCTGTGTGGCTCACGGTAACCGCTGAACCTACGTTGTACCATACTGACCCGTTGTATAGTTGCATTTGTAGGCTACTTGTACGCCTATACCACGCCCCCGATGTGCCAGTAGAGCGGATGCTGTTTACGTTCAGCGACACTTCAATCTTTTTGGTATTTGGAGGGGTGACTTTTGAGCTACTAGATATGGTTCCGCTGTTTGAGTACGACCAATCATCAAGCGAGGCGATGTTTGATGCACCTGCCACCACTAGCTTTGCAGTGGGCTTAAATGTAACAACCCCGCCAACCATCTTTAGCTCCGCAGGATAGGTTTTGAGGGCTTGCGATTGTGCGCCAAAGTCTTTGTTGTAAATCATAATGTCGGCAGTAGAGACCATCACCGCGGGCAATTTGTCAAAGCCATGGAGTGTGACTATCTCCCCATTTTCCACGGTTCCTGACTGAATGAATTTTAAATACTTATAGGCCGTGTTTGGGTCGGAGGCCTTGTAAAACTCAAGGCTCCCCGCGTTGAGTTGTGAAAAGTTTCCTTGCAGGTCGTAGGTGCGAAATGCGCCATTTTCAAAGAGTGCTTGCGTTTGGTCGGCTGAATTTGCGATGGTAAAAACATCGGAGTTGATTCGGAATGTACTTTGCATCCCTGTTCCGTCTGCAAAGCCCCATCCTGTCACCGCCCCCGTGGTTGGGTCAACGATGAACTTGCTCGCTTGCGCCGCCCACCCTTTGGCTTGCGTTGCTTCGTCTTTGGCTTGCGTTGCTACTGTGTCGTCTGTGTATTTTGGTTTAATACCCCAATCTGTTGCGTCGTACCCTGCTTCTCTATCCACGCTTGAAAAAAGGATGTCCCCTCCATCTTGTATCCACATATCCCCAACATCATAGGGGGCGTACGGCTCCGTCGTAAAAACCCTTGCTTTGCCGTCGGCTAGGGCTTCGACGGAGAGTTGTTTTAAAACCCCGTCGATGAAAGAGACTTGGGATGGTGTACACACAACCCACTCGCCCCTTTCGTTGTAGTAGAGATAGATATTTTCTTCATCACCTAGCGTGTAATCTCGGATTTCGTAGCTTGAAAAAGTGAAGTGCTTCACGCGCACTTCGTTAACGTTCACCTTCCAAAGGTCGTAAAAATGCGCTCCAACGGGCTCATCACTGCCTGTATAAATAGTCACAAGCCCATCGGAGAGGGCTTTTTGTAAAAATCCGCTATCGTAGAGCAGTTGTTCGAGTCGGTCTTGGGTGGAAACTTCAATGGCGTTGTTTGTGCCTAAAAAAACATGGTACGTGCCTGTTGATTGTGCTAGCCCTTGGTAGTCGCCGTTTAGCCCTTTACAGGCTACCTTAAACCAGTAGCCCTTGTTTACTTCTAGCTCTAGGGCGTTGTACTCGAATGAGGTTTGGCGCAAGTCTTGGGCGATGAGTTCGTAGCTGTTGCCCATATCCTTGCTGATGTAGATGTTGCTGTATGCGAAACTGTCAACGTCCCACGAGAGCGACACAAAGGGGATTACCGTGCCGTCTTTTTTGACCTCGCTTCGCTCTTCGACTCGCAAAAAATACGCCGATGGATAGGTGCGCATCTGGCTTGGGTTTGACGTGGGGACAATGGTTGTTGAGTCTGTCAAAATGGATTCGTTGTATTCCACCGCCATGATTTTGCGTGTTTGGTCTTTTTTTCGGGAGATAGAAACGATGCGGAAGAGCTTGATACCAAAGGGCTTTTCTACGAGACTGTAGATGTCATAGGCTTGTGGTGCGCTAGAAAAGGGGCTCGAAACCGTGATGTTTTTGGTAGGGTGCGTGCTTGAAAAAACAACATCTCTTTTTTCGATGGTATTGTCCAAGAGCCGCACGGTGATGGTGTACTCTCTACCGCTCACAAGCGTGACTTCTTTGTCGATGGTGAGTGTTGTTGTGGTTGCTGATTCTAGCCGTCCGCTCTCGCCCCACGCTGGCACGTCATGGCTTACGCCTATTACATCGCCCACTTCGCTGTCGATTGCGTCAATGCCCGCTTCAAATTCAGTAGTGCGCTTGATGTGTTTGTTGTTCGCTAGAAAATACCGCCCCGCCCTGTACGCTTGCGACGCATTTGTGATGCCCATTTGTTGGATGGTCGTTTTTTTGGCTAGTTTGTCCGTGTTGAACCACTCGGGAACCACTACGCTTAGGGTGTCGTTTGTGTAGTCATTGTCCTTGTTGACAAACTGCACCTCCACTTCCGTGGCCAAGTCTTCATCTCCAATGTAGGAGATTTTGAGGGAGTTTTCTACAATGTTGCCCATGTTAAAGATTTGCACCATAGGGGCGGGCTTGTCCACCACAACGGAGTATTTTGTGCCCTTGATGAAAGGCGATGCGCGCCCGATGGTGCATGGCTTAAGGAGGGCATCCCACAAGTTCCCCTCGAAGTCAAAAACTCCGTTAAATGTCGCTCTTTTTTCTTGCCCTGCAAGCCCATTGCTGACCATCTCGTCACACCATGTCGCCCATTCTGCGATGGTGTGGAAGTCCACTTGGCTGTATTCCATGCCCTCGCCATATACGGGGTTTGTGAGCATGTCCCAATATACCCAAGCGGGATTTGTGAGGGATTTTAGCCCTTGCGAAACACCACTGGCGTTGAAAACTTCGATGGGCTTTCGTGTCGCCACGATGGAAACATCCACGCCGCCAGATAGTTGCCCAGACGCTTTTATTTTTACGCCAAAGAGTGCCGTGTGTGGGTAGAAAAGGTCATCTTTGATGATTTCACCCATGCCACCCCAAATCGCCTTTGTGACTTCGCGCACATTCGTAGAAACTGCCGTCAGCCTCGTAACTCGCACATCGTACTCGCCTGAGTCGAGATTGTCGATGAGTATTGCGCGGTTGATGGCTGTGTTTTTGGCTGCTGAGTAGGAAAAATTACCATGATTTTTCCATGCGCTATCACTCGTTTTTTTGTACTCTACGCGGAATGTCACCGTCCGCGTGTCTAGCCCGCCTTTGTCGTTGCTGTAGTAGATGCCGTTTGGAAACTGCACAAAAAGCCGTAGGGCTTCTGCGGAGTTTCCTACCGTGCGGCGGGTGGCGGGTGACGTGTTTTCAAATTCGTGTGTAAAAGAGTTAGGTGACTCTATGTCCCCAAAATAGGGCATTACCTCTTGTGTCTGCGTGCCATTTCGGAAAAACCACTCTACGTTGTCGTAGCTTAAAATAGGCGCGTTGTTAATGAGAATATTTTCCGCCGTGATGTCCTCTATCTCTCCCATGCAAAGGGCTAGCTGCAAATACAGATATTCATCATCCCCCTCGTACTCGATGCGTTTTTGCATAATGTTGCCCGTAAGTTTGTGCGTGCCGTATAGCACGGGCAAAGGACTGCCTGCCCTTGGGAGCGTTTGTGCGGGATTCCACGAGTAGGTAGGAGAGCTTTCTATGCTTTGCAGGGAGCTGTTTGGTGCTTGAGGTGCGAGCATGGATGAGATGAGCATACTCCCCGCCATTACGATTGCGGCGGCGGCAACATAAGAGACAATCATCCCTGCCGTAAGCCCTGCGATGGTTGTGGAGATAGCTGCGCCTGTAAACGCCGTGTAGATAAACCCTGCCACGGCACTGACTTCTTGCCTTGGCGAAACGACAATCTCCGCGCCATCTGGCACGATGGCTTCTAGGTCAAAAGCTCGCTTTTGGTTTACATGTACGACTGGCTCGTTGAATGGTGGCAAGTAGTCGCATATTCGCTTGCCCTCCCATGGAACCTCTTTTAAAATGCGCCCGTTTTGTGGCTCAAAAGGGTTGCTGACAATCGTGATTCTAATCATATTTGTAAAACCCCACTATTCTTTTTTCCCACTTGGGCGAAAATATACTTACGCGCGCTACACCCGTTTTCTCCGTGATGTGCAAAAACTCCGTATCGCTGACCATGTAACCACAATGGGAGATATACCCCATGGCGCGCAAGGCCACCACGCATCCCTTTTGTGGTTCAACTTTCCTCCATCTTGGGTTTTCCAAGTTGTCAAAATAAAAATGCTCGTTTTGTGGGTCGTTTGGGTCTTTGTAGTCAAAATCCACAATGTCGATGCCCTGCTCTTGCTTATACAAAAGCTTCACAAGCCCGTAACAATCAACGCCCCTTTCGTCTCGACCGTGGCTTTTATACGGGATGGTCATCATTTGTATATTCCTATGGTTGGGATGCCAGGAAACCCAAAGAATGGAAGCGTGGAGCGTCTTTGCACCGCTGTTGGAACGCCGTTGACCGTGGTGTATACTGTTTCGATTTTGTAGGGGAACTTTTCTCTGCATGCTTCAAGGGTTTTTCTACATGTAGCGTCATTCCCTGTGTAGTTACATGCGCCCTTTTTGAACGTGTTTTGGCATCCGTTTGGCATCATTTTCACGCGGGGAAATTGCAAGCGAATCGGGTTTCTTAACCCGCATGTAAACACGACTTTGTCCACGTCCGCCGTAGCATTCATGGTCACGAAGTCATAATACACCTCTTGGATGCCTTGGTCGATTGCGCTAGTGTGTACAATGTCGATGTGGGCGTGCCATCCGCTCCCATAGTCTTCATCTTGCTCGACATACGCTTGCACAAGCCTGTCAACATTGGAAAGAACAATGTCAACCGTTGGCAGTTCGCCTTTGTTGCTCTCCGTCACCTCTTCGATTTCAAAGGGGAATGCTGTATATGTATGTCCTTGAAAAACAACATCATCGATGTTTGAGCAAAGGCGCAAGGTTGTAGTGTTGTGCCTGTCCGTAAGGGTAAGTAAAACTATCCAAACCCCACCATCGGCAAGCGCGTTTTTGATTTGTTTTGTTGCAGTCGATAGAGGTATCATACTTCCTCCATTTCCAAGGTAATGTTGTATCTGCCTACATGCTCAGCCGTTGCGGTGTGTTCTGGGGCCTTGGTGTAACGAACGTTGTGCGTTGTGCCCGTGTCTATGTTTGTCCACGCAAAAATCAAAGAGCCGCGCACTTGCCTAAAATGCGAAATCAGAAGATTTTTTTCATCCTCTTTGAGCATGGCGTAGTAGACAACAAAAGAGGTGAGTTCCCGTGTGTGTCGCTCCCTTGTCTGCTTGTATCCACCTTCAAAATTCGTCGAAATTGTGCTAAACGCATCTTGGCTTTTGATGGATGTTGGCGGTCGGAGAGTAGGAAAAACAGCCATTATCGGATTCCTTTTATGGCTTGGCGTACGTCTGGGTTGCGCTCAATGGCCGTAAGTAGTACGGAGAGGGTTTTGTTTCCGTCGCTGTCTGTTTGTTCTTTCAATATGCTCATGTCGAGGTTCACCCCGCTCTTGTTTTCGACGTTGATATACGTGTTCCCCGCCACCGCTTTGACGCCAAGGTCCCCGCCAATCCGCGTGAGCGGCATGATGGCTTCTGCTCCAGCTTCACCCATGAGCCCCATCCCTTTTGCCATCGGGAAAAAAGTTGGGGACGAAACCACACCTCCGTTGGCAAACGGCGTGACATCAACCCCGTTGTGGAATGCGCCACCGTGGGCGTATGCTGGGATGAGTTGCCCACCTTGGAACACGCCGCCTTGGGCAAACATTCCCCCAAAAATGCTCGTAATACCGCTCACCATCGGGGCCACAACCTGCATCCTGATGATTTGGTTCATGACGTCGCGCAGGATGTTTTTTGCCAGGGCACCAAAATTTCCAAACTCTTTGTTTGTCGCATCAAAAAAATTCATGAAGGAGTTTTCCATTTGCCTTGCCGCGCCGTTAAACGCCTCGTAAATGGCGTTTGCTGTTTTTTGGGCGTCGTCTTGCGTTGGCTCAAAAAAGTTCTTTTTCATCGCTTCGGCAAGTTCTAGCGCGCGGTCTTCGCCGATTAGCGCCGAAAATTCTTCCATGATCTCTTCTTGCCGGAGCACCCATGCTTCGGCCATCTGTCCCGTTTCTTTGTAATACGTAAAAAAAGCATTTTTTTGTTTGGAAAAATCTACATCCCCACCAACTTTGCCGAAAAAATCGCCTTTAAGCTTTTCTAAAAGTGCGTTTGTTCTTTCTTCGCCAAGAACGTTCGAGTTTTCTTCCCAAATTTGCGCGCTACGAATCGCCCAAGCGCTTTCATAGTCGCCGATTGTCTCAAAATAGTTTTGCCAGACCTGTAGGCTTCGACGAAAGTCTTCTGCTTTTACGGGAGAGGCTTCCGCGTCTTCGCTTTGCAATCCAATAGCTCTGCGGGTTGTTTTTTGGGCCTCTTCTGTCGTTCTTTTTTGCAGACGTGCATATTCTTCAAATCCCATCGATAGCTTGTCAAAGCCGTCAAAATACTCTTTTGCATCTTTCAGCATGGACTCTTTCGTCCGTGCCGACTCCTCTTTGAGCATGTTGAAGTCTAGGTTTAGGCGCATAGCGTTTTCGCGGAAAAAATCCCCATACATCGGCGTGTCCCGCAACTTCCAAAACAAATCTGAGAGTTGCCGTGCTACAAATGCCGAAGTCTCTTTAAATGCAATGCGTGTCGTTCCAAAGACTAGCTCAATGGAGTTTTTAAGCATTTGTAGCCCGCCTGTAGCTCTTTGCACAAAAAAACCAAGCTCTAACGTCGAGGCGTTAAGCCCATCCGTAAGGTCTCCCACTGTGTCGTCCAAAAGCCCAAAAAGACCAGATTGGTGCATCGCTTCTACACTCGTCTTCCCCATCAGCTCCCGAAGGTCGCCGTATTTGTTCGCAAGCTGCGTGAGGCTCCCTGTCGCTGTTTTTGCGATAGCTTCGCTCGCTCCGCCAAACTGGCTTTCAAGCTCCTTAAGGATGATTTCTTGTGCTTTTGCCACTTGGTTTGTCTCGGCAAAACTTTTGATAAGCCGTTTTTGGTCCTCGCTGAACTGGATACCCACCCTTCCAAGTGCGGCAACACCTTTGATAGGGTCGTTAAGCGCCTTTCCAACTTGCACTGCGGAGCTTTGTAAGTCTTGTCCCATCACCGTTGAGACATCTTGCACCGCCCGAACGGTGCGTTTGTATGTTTCCCCGCTAATTTCTTTAAACGTGTTTAAAACGCTCATCATTCCGATGGTCGCTTCGTCGCCGTAGGTTGTTAGATTTTGAAGTTCTCCCGCGAATTTTACGAGCTCTTTTGCGGTGTATCCTGCGGCATTCCCTGTTGCTTCCAGTGTTGCCTTTAGCTTCGCCTCTGCCTGTTCTTGTACTTTGTAGTCGGAGATTAGTGCGCCAACGGTGCGTGTTACTGAGCTAAACGCGCGGGCAAGCGCATACACCCCAACAGTCATTTTTCCTAGGTTCAGCATGCGGTCTTGAAAGCTTTTTGTTTGTTTTTCTGCTTTTTTGATGTCTTTTTCAAGCGTGCCAAATTGCCCTTGGAGTATCTTGATCTCTTTTGTGTTGCCATCAATTACAATCTTGATTTTGAGATTATTTTCCACTATACTTCCCCCATGGGATATTTTATTTTAGGGCTCTTTGAGGGCGCAAAACAAATCATCATTTTTCTTCTTGCTGCTAGTGTTGCGCTGTATATTGTGCATTGAGCCACACTTGCCCCATCCACAAAACTACAGGTAGCCATTTTTTTTCCTCAAAACCATTCCATCGCAAAAAATCTTTTGCGGCTTCGTACTTTTTCCCTGTTGGTCCACTAAACCCGTACTCCCATGGTGTTTGGAGAAAGATTCGAGACAAAAGGAGGAGTTCCCCCTCAAGAAACGTAATTTTTGCGTTTTTGTCCGCTTGAATCTGTTCACGCTCTTCTCCTTCAAAAAAAAGTTCGCCGTTTTTTTTCGCATTTTCCTCACACCAAGCGCGGAGAAGTGCTAGCTTCTCCCCTTGTGCTTTCCCAGCGCTTTGTCAAGCTCCGCACGCACCTCAAAAATATTCCCGTGGGTGTTGAGCTCGTTCACCATCTTTTCGATTGCATCTTTGTCCCCGCCAATGCAGTTTTGGAAGGAAGTAATCGCCCGCTCAAAGCCCTCTTTGAGGTCTTGTGCGGGGAGAGAAACAGCCTCCGTAATCATCGCTGTCGTGGGCTCCAAGTAGAAAAATTTTTTTGTTGTGCCGTCTAAAAATTCGTATTCAAAGGGGATGCTATCCCGTCTTGCGCTAATTTTCATTTTTTCTCCTATTTCCACGTAAGCTCAAAATGCTCGCCCGTGGTTGTGTCTTTGATGCATCGAAACTCGCGCGTAATGCCTAGTTTCCCGCCATCATCGCTTTCGCTGTTTGTTGTCGGCAGGGCGCTGTCGATGCGAAGCTCCACTGTTTTTCCTACACCCGTCCCAAGGGTGATGACTACTGCTTTGAGACCTTGCGCGGCTAGGTCTGCCCACGCTGTAGAGGTGCTGTCTTCGTAACCCGTGAGGGTGATTTTAGGGTCGAGGTTCGTTCTTTCGTACTGCCCAAGGCCAATGGCATAGACGTCTACAATGTCGTTACCAAGCGCAAAATCAAACGATTTGAGGTTGAAGGTGCTCCCATCTACCGTCACGGCACTGATTTTGTTGACAACCATGAGTGCTTCGCTGTCTAACACCACTGTGGGGTTGGCTTCGGAGACAAATGCAATGCCTGTATACCCGTTACATGTAAACTCTACCGTGGCACAAAAACCAATCTCGCCTGCGATGCGAAGGTCGCTTACCACGCCCGTTACCGTGCGCTTGCGGCCGTCAACATAGACAACTGCTTGCGCGGGGGAAAGTGTGCCGTGGTTTATGGTGTAGGTCACGTTGTCTGCGCCAGCATCCGCACTCAGCCCCGCGGAAAGCAAAAGCTCGTGGATTGCCGGTGTTGTTTCGGGGGCTACTCCTGTTTTGTCATTCCCCCTCAGCTTTGCCTTTACGGCAAAGGTCGCCGTGGTGTGTTGATCGTCGATGTAGCTTTTTGTGTTGCCAAGCTGTCCGTCCATCTCTTTGTATTCTTGCGTTTTGATGTCGGGTGCGACATTTACAAACTCTTCGATATTTACGACGTTGGCGGGGGTCGGTGTGCCGTTGTATTTGAACAACACACAATTTTTTCCCGTGTCGATTAGCGCCATTTTATGCCTCCCTTATGGTTGCTTCGAGTCTTAAAAGCTCGAAGGAGATGTCTTTGATATTTTTTTCCGTTCCCTGTACTTTCATGTCCACGATACCTGCTTCATGCAGGTGTTCTTGTAGGTCAAAGACGGTGCGGGGAGAGATGGCACCGTCTTTCGTGATGACGGCAATCTGTGCGTCGTAACCACTACACACCCCCGTAGCATCGCGCGTGAGGACTACAACGCTGTAGCCACTAAGTGTCTTATCGCACTGAGCCTTGATGATGTCTAGGACTTCGGCTTCGCTCATGCGCCCTCCATGACGATGACAACTTCTAGCCCGTAGGCATCTTTGTCATCAAAATTCACGATTTCCATGGGTTTTCCCCCGATGCTCCAAATATCCCCAGTAGAGATGCTTAGGGTTTCTTTTTTTTGTACGCTGTACGCCTTTTGGCGTAGGTTTTCAAGCTCGATAAACGGCTCTTCTACCACCTGGACGGTTTCGCCTTCTGGCAGTGTTGCATGTATGCCAAAAACAGCATACATGTCTTCCAGCGCGATTTCCATGTGCGTTTTCATTCTTCTTGCGAAAACGCCTCGATGAGCTCGATGAGCTCAGCTTTTGTCTCGTCGCCCTCTAGCTCGATGTTGAGACTTTCTGCAAGTGCGGACAACTCCTCTTTTTTCTTTTTTGTAAGGCTACCTGCTCCCTCGAGAAGTAGAGCCTCGCTTGGCTCTACTTTCTTTGCCTTTCCAAGCAAAATCAAAATCTTTGCGGAGTTGGCGTTCAGTTCTACTTCTTGCCCTTCCTCAAGCTGCTTGCCCTCGGCTACTGTGCCGCGTAAAATTAGGACGCGCATAACTACAGCACCGCGTCTTCGATAATCGAAAAGCTTTCCGCGCGCCGAACGGCGACGTCGTAGAATTGGTCGGCGGTGATCTCAATCATCCCCTCTTTTTTACGGCTGTATGGATCAACAATGAGATCGATGCCACCCCAAAAACCGATAATAAGGTCGGCAAAGTTGCCAAAGGTGATGTTCGACAACCCTGCGGCAACACCCTTGGTAAGATTCGCAGGAACTTGATTGGAAACACGGTACCCATAGCCGTTAATGGCATTTCCATCGCCGATGTAGGCAGGGAACCCTGTCGCTTTTTCTTTTGTTTTTACATAGCCGCGA